GCCTGCTACCAAGGATGGGGGGCCTTGGGCCGTGAACCCCCCAACTTTCTTTTAGCGAAGAGGACAATCAAATGATATTACGCCCCTATCAAGAGGTGGCGATCTCAGACGCATTAAATGCGCTGGACACCCACAAAAATACAATCGTAGTTGCTCCCACAGGCGCAGGCAAAACTATTATGTTGTCTGCGCTCATTGGTAAACGGCACAAAGAAGGTAAACGCATTCTTGTGTTGCAGCACCGCGACGAACTTGTAGCGCAAAACCGCGAAAAGTTTCTAAAGGTAAACCCAAACATATCCACCAGTATCGTCAATGGCACGATTAAAAAGTGGGACGGTGATACCATATTCTCAATGGTGCAAACCCTGTCACGCGAAAACAATCTGCGCCACAGGCCAAAGTTCGATATGGTTGTTGTAGATGAAAGCCACCATGCAGCCGCTGACACCTATATGCGGATTATCGAAGCGGTCAAAGAAGACAACGAACACGCTGAGATAGTTGGCTTTACAGCCACGCCTAATCGCGGGGATGGCAAAGGTCTGCGCAGCGTATTCACCAATTGCTCACACCAGATAGAATTAGCCACGCTGATACGTGAAGGCTTTCTAGTGCCACCGAAGGCTTACGTTGTCGATGTTGGCGTCACAGAGGCTCTGGAAGGGGTCACACGGCGCGGTAATGACTTCGACATGGACGAGGTTGCGCGGATAATGAATAAGCGCGTCATTAACGAGCGTGTGGTCAATGAATGGCAAGACCGTGCAGGGGATCGAAAGACCGTTGTATTCTGCTCCACAATTAACCACGCACAAGACTTGCTGGATATGTTTATCGAACATGACATAAACGCTGAAATGGTTATTGGTGATACGCCCAAGCCAGAACGCGAACAAATCCTGCATGACCTTGAGTTTGGTGACGTACAAGTTGTGGTAAACGTAGCAGTCTTGACCGAAGGCTTTGATGCACCGCCTGTATCTTGTGTGGTTCTAACCAGACCCTGCTCATTCAAATCAACGATGGTGCAGATGATTGGGCGCGGTTTGCGCATTCTTGATCCAGAGATTTATCCTGACCAGATTAAGAAAGACTGTATTGTGCTAGACTTCGGTAGCAGCATTCTAACGCATGGTGCGCTGGATGAAGCGGCTAACCTAGATGGCAAGCCCAAAGACTCCAACGGGGAAGCGCCAGAAAAGCAATGTCCAGAGTGCGGATTCATTAACCCTCTTAACGTCAGAATGTGCGTTGAGTGTGGCTATGAGTTCCAAAGCCAAGACACAGAAGAATTGGTTGACTTCACGCTGACAGAATACGACCTCATGGAACTATCACCGTTCCTATGGATGGACATATTTGGCAATGGCTCATGCCTCATGGCAATGGGGTTCAATGGCTTTGGTGTAGTCGGCACAGTGGGCGATACATCTATTGGGCTAGTCAAGGCTCAGAACGGGCGCAAGGTGCGCTCAGTTGCCATTGGTGGTAAGGTGCAAGCCATGTCAGCAGCAGATGACTTCATGCGTGAAATAGAAGACAGTAACGCAGCTAACAAATCTAAACGCTGGCTCAATGAGAGGGCCACAGACAAGCAACGTGATGCTTTGCGCAGGGGTGGGGTTCAAGTAAGCGCAATGGACTTCTCATGGACAAAATACAAAGCCGCGTGTTGGCTAAACTATCTGTGGAACAAAGAACAAATAGACGCAGCAGTGGAAAGGATAGCTGAATGAAACGGGCAGAAATATTAGATACGGCAAAGCAGTATGTCACCAAAGATCGTGACGCCACGCACGGTGATATGGAAGACAACTTTGATTCCATAGCAGAGTTGTGGCAAATTTACTTTAACAACGAATGGGATTTCACATCTACTGACGTTGCAGTGATGATGACGCTGTTAAAAATAGCACGGCTTAAATCTAACAAAAGCAATCCTGACAACTGGGTAGACGCATGTGGTTACATGGCCTGTGGCGGCGAATTGGCTATCAAAAAAGGAAAAGACGATGGCACGGATCGAACTTGAACTAACAGCCATAGTTTACGACAACAGCGAGTTTGAATGTGAAGAATACAAAATTGTCGCCTTTGTATCGGATTGGAACGATGGCGAACAAGTTACCCAAGCCGCAGGAAAAGCAGTGCAAGACCACATGGAACACTCAGAAAAATTCTGTATCGGCGGCTGCGCAAAAATATTCGTGGATAAAGAAAAAGTAGCAGATGCTATATTTCAAAACCCGGAAGCAGAAGAGGGGTTATTCGACAAAGCCGAAAAATTGTTCGGGTTAGAAGGGGGAACAATCCATTGAATTACGAATCAGCAAAAGAACCAATGGAAGAGTTGTCATTCATACTTGGATACTTCGGCTGGGGTACGCGGTTCTGCGACCTGACAGAAGAACAAGTCCAAGTGTTGATATTCGCACTGCAAGAATCCAAAAAAATTACGGAGACAGTAAATGTCGGAAACCTTGAAGAAGCCTACTATAAGTCAACAGGCAGTTGGCCTTCTACTTCAATCCCATTCTAGGGAACCAGACCCAATAGCCGAACAAATCAAAGAGGCTGTGGATCAGGGGATCGTTAAAGGCGAAAAGAAACGGGAACGGCGTAAGTATATCGGTGCATCCAGTATCGGTGATGAATGCTCACGCAAAATACAATACCGATACCTCAACAAACCCATTGATAGTGGCAAGGAATTTACTGCACGAACACTGCGGATATTTCAATTCGGTCATAACATCGAAGACTATGCCGCCAAGTGGATACAGGACGCAGGGTTTGACCTACGCACAGAAGACAAAATGGGTGAACAGTTCGGGTTCTCAATCGCTGACGGTGAAATACGCGGTCACATAGACGGCGTAGTCTGTGATGGTCCCGTAAAAGCGCCATATCCTATGCTGTGGGAATGCAAATCAGCCAATGACAATAAGTTCAAAGCGTTTGAAAAGCACGGCGTTGCTAAGGCAAATCCAGTGTATGCTACCCAAGTGGCACTGTACCAAGCCTACATGGAGTTAACAGAAACACCTTGTTTGTTCACCGTAGTCAACAAAAACACCAGCGAGATATACTATGAAATAATCCCTTTCAATCAAGGGCTTGCGCAAGAAGCCAGCGATAGGGCAGTAAATATCTTGACGGCTGCAAAAGCAAATGACATTCTACCACGCATCGCACAAAGCAAAGATTTCTTTCTTTGCAAGTTCTGTGAGTATCAGGATTCGTGCTGGAGGGAATAATTACAATAGTGGGGCATTCCAAGGCTGATCGGAACACCCCACATTTTGTATCAGGATGAGTGATAAGGACAACATAATGACAATATTACGCTTTGGCAACACAACTAGCCAGCTTACAGATAAAATTTCTAACCTTGTGCCACGCACAACACAGCTTCAAGATTTGTTCGATACATACCCAAATGGTGTGCGTCACGGCACTACATTCATGATCGGATCGTTCCAAGGCGAAGCAGGTAGTTCGCTGCAAATCAACATAGATATTCATGGCCCCAACTTCATGCGCGGTCAGGATTGGGCCACAGGTGATGGCATCGGGGGTATAACCAAAATCCTCATGGAAGGTCGGGGCTGGACTAGCAGAGAAGTCGCCGCGCACTATCAATCGTTCCTCGGAACGCCACAAGAGCCAGCGCCAGAAAACCCAATCAAACCCGAACTTGCCAACATACCAAGCCCGGAACCAATTCCGCTGCAACAACCCGAACAAGTAGGCGCAAAAAAGGTCTACAATTTAGATACGCCATACGATGCGGAATATACATACACTGACGCTGACGGCGTTGTGCTTGTTACAGTCCGTAAATACGTGGAAGAAAGCGAAGACGGCGAAGTTAAAAAGCAATTTCGCCAGTTTATGAACGGGCGCATGGGTCTGCCAGAGCCAAGACCCCTATATAACATCCCGAACATTTTGGATGCAGAAACAGTTATATGGGCAGAAGGCGAGAAATGCGCTGATGCACTAACCAGCATGGGCTTTGCAGCTACCTGTACTATCGGGGGCGCAGGCATGCTATCGGAACGTGTCGCCCATAAGTTTGATTTCTCACCACTTGAAGGTAAAGACGTAATCCTCTGGCCTGACAACGATAAAGCGGGTCGGGACTTGGCTGCACTCGTAGAACGCCTTGCCAAAGATGCAGGGGCCAAATCAACTCTCATGCTACGTGCGCCATTCGGGAAGCCCGAAAAGTGGGATGCCGCAGACGCACTAGACGAACAATTTGACATTCACAGGTTTATCCGCAGTAGCCAAAGCAAAATCAAAAAGCCAATACATCTGCTGGACGATAGCCTAAACATCGGGACTTACTTTGTAGGTCGCGCACCCGAACAAGAGTATCTAATCAACGGCACAATACCACTAGGCGTCCCAACTATATTCGCCGCCGCTGGCGATAGCGGTAAAGGCATGATGACTCTCGACCTCGCAATGAAAGTCGCATCGGGCGAACCCATGCAATCAGCTTTCGGGGGCATGGTATCCACATTCGGGGATGCAATCATTCTATCCGCAGAAGACGATAAAGACGAAATGCACAGGCGGATTGAACGCATGGACCCTATGGGTAAGCGCCGCGAATACCCGAACAATTTAAAAATCCTGCCGTTACCTAACCTTGGCGGTGTGTTTCCAATCATGCAAAAGATCGACAACAGCTACATTATGGGCGAAGAATTTGGACGCATATACGATCAAATCCTAGAAATGCAAAACCTTGCACTGCTGGTAATCGACCCAATGGCGTCATTCGTACACGCAGATGTAAACGCTGATCCAGCCGCAGGAGCCGCATTCATGGGTATGCTGGCGCAAATCTCAACTGAAACAGGCGCTACAGTCATGGTCAATCACCACATGGCTAAAATAAAAGACAACGATCCCGTCACAACACCAGAACAAGCGCGTAATCTTATTCGGGGTACGTCCGCTATCGTTGATGGCGTCCGCTGCGCATTTACCGTGTGGAACGTAGAAGAAAGGCTAGGCAGACAGCGATGTAAAGACCTCAACGTGGATTATGCGCGTAATACCGTGTTCGATGGCGCTGTG